TTAAAGATAAAAAGAAAACTGTCAAAGAATCCGTTGAACCTAAGATGTCATTTGTTGACATGTATAAGATGGTTAAGGAAAGTGGCGGACAGCAGGCAATTGATCCTATGGACGATGCACTATGGACATGGGCTAACAGAGTTGCTGTATCAAAAGTTGAAGAAACTAATAAACAGGAAATTTTCGCTGCCATGCTTTATGAAAGAAACGGCGGACGTTTTGAAATGTATGACGTTGTTGAAAAAGGCTTAACAGAAGGCAAGGACTGCAACTGTGGTCCAGACTGTGCATGTAAAGGCAACTGTGGCGACGACTGTAACTGTGGTCCAGACTGCTAAAAATAAACAGCATTTATAAATTAAAAAGCCGGTATTCAACTGCCGGCTTTTTTTATCACTTAAATACCATATGCTTGGTAAATTAGAACAACCTTTAAACATTGTTGGCAATGCAACAAGTATTTTTTCTAAACCAAATGGTAAACTTATTGATGAATATCCAACAATACGTTTTAATCGAGGCACTATAAGAGATAAACTTAGTCAGGGTTCTAGATGGGATTTTTTAGCAACTGCGGAAGTAAACACTTTAGAATACTTTAACGATAATTCAATTGAATTCCATACACTAATTTTTACGCCAAAACTTACTGAACATTTATATAAAATACGCAAAGCAAAATTTATTAGTAACATAATACATTTTCCTTTGCTACATACCAAAAAGATGATAAAAATTTTAGATAGCGAACCTTCTACAGGATTTCAAATTCTTTGGTATCTAAACAAAATTAAAAACAAAGATATTCAAATATTTGGTTTCGATTGGAAAGAAACTCCAACATACTATGAAACAAGAAACAAAGGCAAACATAATTTTGAGTTAGAAAAAAAATTGTGTTTAGAATATGCCGATAAAAATGGCTGGAAAATTTATAAGTAACTGTTGACACGCAGTTATTAATAATGTATAATAACAACTCAAACTAGGAGAATAACATGGCAAGATCACATTACGGTCCTGAAGAAAAAGCAAAACTTGAAAGACTTATAAAAGAAGGATCAAATGTTCTACGTGAAGTTGAAGACTTAAACGAAGGACTTAAAGATACTGTAAAAGCAGTAGCAGAAGAACTACAAATTAAACCAAGCACAATTAACAAAGCAATCAAAATTGCACATAAAGGTGACTGGCAAAAGCATGAAGAAGAATGGCAAGATATCGAAGGTATACTTGGCATTACAAAAAATCTTCCTGATGACCAGAATACTAGTGGTGAGTAATTTTGGGCCAGATAAAAGCATTTTGGGTAAACAGTTATCTTAGTGATAAAACGGCATTCTATTTTGAACTAGTAAGTTTTATTTTTACTGTCGGTGCAAGTTTAACACTTGCTATAAACGCTAGAGATCCTAATATGCTTGTTGTTTATCCAGCATTCTTTTTAGGAAGTATTACCCAATGTTATGCTTCAATGAGACGAGGTGCGGCATGGGTAATGTTGCTAACTTTTTATTTTAGTTTGGTTAACATTTTTGGATATGGTATAGCAAGTTCATGGTGGTAAATTTTAAAACCCAAAAAGAAACTATATGGCATGTTACTTGCAATGAGTGTAGTTTCTATTGGACAATGCCAACTATGGAAGAAAATTATCAAATGCAAGACAAGGAATTTGTTTGTCCATTATGTAGCCGGAAAGGAACAGTAGAGGAAGTAAAAAATCCTACTTGACAAACAATATAGTTTGTGTTATTATAACTTAAATGCCTAGAAAAAGAAAGTATAAAAAAGTGAAGAGAGATAAAGAAGAAACACAATACGATCCAAAACGTCATTCTAAAACCAAAGGCGGTCACGGCTTTGGTATGAAGAAAGGTGCAAAAGATTTAAAGTATGAAAACAGCGGTGTGAACCTTGCTTCTGTTTTTAAATGGGAAGTTCCTGAACACCTTATGCACATTAAAAAAGTAATCGATGAGCGAAATGGACAGTGAAAAGTTTACTCTTGTATCTAATCACATAGGTCCAAATGGAGAACCTGTTGATAGATTATACGGTGATCCTTTTGGTAACCTTAGATTAATGCAGGCTGATTATTCAAAATATCAGGGAAAAATTACAAAGAAACAATTAATAAAAACAGATATCAACGGTAACAACTTTAGATCTTATTGTTATGTTACTGAAGATGGTAGATGGTTTGATAGAGGAGGAATTCCAATGTTGAAACCAGTAGATTTGACAGAAGATAATGATAACGAAGTATCCGATAGTTAAGTGTGATCAATGCGAGACAGAGTTTAATCTTGATAAAGAAGGATCTGAAGGTTACATACAATTACAAAAAGTTTATCACTGCCAAGAATGTTTTGACAAACTAGATAGATGGAATGAAGAAGATAGCAACTAAACCTTACCAACCACTTGCTTGGACAGCAACATTTGTATTACTATGTGCTGCCATGCTTATATCACATTACCCAAACCTGATGTATGGAGTTTATGGGTTTGCAATTGCTTCTACACTTTGGACCATAGTAGGATTTCTTTGGCAGGAAAAAAGTTTAATTTTTTTAAATGGTGTATTAACAATAATTTATGCTTATGGAATCATAAAAGACATTGTTGGTATTACTACTTGATAAGTATTAATGAAGAAGGCATTGTCCGCCAATAAAGGACATTTTGGTATTTGTCAGCCGAAAATGACATATGAGGAGAAAATATGAGTTACGTAGATGCGTTCTATGATCGCGGCGAAGATATAATAAGAGTTGTCGAAAGAAAGAACGGAAAAAGACATTTCACAGAACATTCCCCAAGACATATTTTTTACTATCCTGACGCAAGAGGAAAGTATCAATCTATCTATGGTGAATCTTTATCAAGAGTAAATGCTAAAAATATTAAAGAACTTCGCAAAGAACTTGCAATACATTCAAATAAAAAATTATACGAATCAGATATAAATCCAATTTATAGATGTTTGGAAGACAACTATCTAAATATTGATGCTCCTAAACTTAATGTTGCATTTTTTGATATTGAAGTTGACTTCGATCCAGAGCGTGGATATGCTTCGCCTGAAGATGCATTTATGCCTATTACTTCAATTGCTGTGCATTTACAATGGCTCGATACTTTAGTTTGTTTAGCAATTCCGCCTAAGACACTTTCTATGGTTGAAGCAAAAAAAGCAATTGACGGTATTCCAGATACAATATTATTTGACAATGAAGCGGACATGCTTGATGCGTTTCTTGATCTTATACAAGATGCAGATGTGCTAAGTGGCTGGAACAGCGAAGGTTTTGATATTCCATATACTGTAAACCGAGTTACAAAAGTTCTTTCAAAAGAAGATACAAGACGTTTTTGTTTGTGGAATCAATACCCTAGAAAAAGAACTTATGAAAAGTTCGGAAAAGAATCTACAACATATGATCTAATTGGCCGTGTGCATGTAGACAGTTTAGAACTTTATAGAAAATACAACTATGAAGAAAGACACACATATCGACTTGATGCTATTGGGGAACTAGAAGTAGGCGAAAAGAAAACTGTGTATGAAGGCAGTCTTGATGCACTTTACAACAACGACTTTAGAACATTTATTGAGTATAACAGGCAAGATACTGCACTGCTTAATAAACTAGATCAGAAACTTAAATTTATTGATCTTGCAAATACAATTGCACACGAAAACACAGTTCTTATTCAAACAACAATGGGTGCTGTTGCTGTTACAGAACAAGGTATTATTAACGAAGCACATAGACGTGGTATGATTGTTCCGAACAGAGTGAAACGTGAGCCAGGCAGCGAGCCTGCGGCAGGTGCGTATGTTGCATATCCTAAAAAAGGTATTCATGAATGGATTGGCAGTGTTGACTTGAATTCACTATATCCGTCTGTTATTAGAGCATTGAATATGGGTCCTGAAACTGTAGTTGGACAATTAAGACAGGATGGAACCAAAGCACACATTGATAGCCAAATGGCCAAAGGCAAATCCTTTGCAAGTGCATGGGAAGGTATGTTTGGTAGTGTTGAATACAGTTCTGTAATGGAAAAAGAAATCAGCAGAGAGATTACAATTGACTGGGAAAATGGTGACAGTGATAAACTAAGTGCTGCACAAATCTATGACTTGATATATGAAAGTAATCAACCTTGGATGCTAAGTGCTAATGGCACAATCTTTACTTACGAAAAAGAAGGTGTTATTCCCGGACTACTTGCACGTTGGTATAAAGAACGTAAAGAGATGCAGGCAAAGCAGAAAGAAAGTCAAAATGCAGGAAACAAGATTGAAGAAGAATATTGGGCAAAACGTCAGTTGGTTAAAAAGATTCTACTCAATAGTTTGTATGGTGCTATTCTTAATCCTGGTTGTAGGTTTTTCGACAACAGGATTGGTCAAAGTGTTACACTTACAGGACGAAGCATCACAAAACATATGGCTGCTAAGATCAATGAGATAGTAACAGGCGAATACGATCATACAGGTAAAGCAATTGTATATGGTGATACAGATTCAACATACTTTAGTGCATACAGCACACTAAAGAAAGATATAGATTCTGGTTCAATTCCTTGGACAAAAGATAGTGTAGTTGAACTGTATGATACTATTGGTGAAACTACAAACGCAACATTTGGTAAATTTATGAGCCAGGCGTTCCATTGTCCTAAAAAGCGTTCAGAAGTTATTGCGGCTGCTAGAGAAATTGTTGCTAGTAAAGGATTGTTTATTACAAAGAAACGCTACGCTGTTCTTTATTATGATATTGAAGGCTTTAGAACAGATACAGAAGGAAAAGCAGGTAAAATTAAAGCAATGGGTCTTGATCTAAAACGTTCTGATACGCCTGTAGTTATACAAGAATTTTTAAGTAAAGTGTTAGAACAAGTTCTAGAAGGACAAGAAAAAGAAAGAGTTCTTGACTATATTACTGAATTTAGAACAGAGTTCAAAGCACGTCCAGGTTGGGAGAAAGGATCTCCAAAACGTGCAAACAAGATTACAGAGTATGAAGCGAAAGAAAAGAAACTAGGTAAAGCAAATATGCCTGGACACGTAAGAGCAAGTATTAATTGGAATACACTCAAACGTATGAACGGTGACAAATACTCAATGAATATTACAGACGGTGCAAAAGTGATCGTATGTAGGGTTAAAGATAATCCTATGGGTTATACAAGTGTTGCATATCCGGTAGATGAATTAAGACTTCCGGATTGGTTCAAGGCATTACCATTCGATGATGCAACAATGGAAAATACAGTTATCGATGAAAAACTTGGAAACTTAATTGGCGTATTGGAATGGGACATTAGCCAAACTCGTAATGATAATAACTTTAACAAATTATTTGATTTTGAGTAAAAAAATGCTTGTGTTTTATACAAAACCTAAATATAATGTAATGTATAGGAGAATTCAATGAAAGACATTTTACAAGATATTGTCAGTCATACACAGAACTTAGGATTTCTAACAACTGTGAAAGTAACTGGCGAAGCAGATAAGACTGCTATGTTTTCTATGGCTGATGATAGATCAGTTATTATGGAGGCAGAAACTCATAATCCATATCCAGATATGGTTGGCATTTTTGGTATGCCACAATTGCAAAAACTAAAATATTTGCTAGATGGTAGTGAATACAAAGACGATGCAAAAATTACTATTACAAGTGCTGAAAGAAACGGTGAAACTATTCCAGTAGGCATTCATTTTGAAAATAAAGACGGTGACTTTAAAAATGATTATCGTTTCATGAATATGGAAATTATTAATGAAAAGATGAAAACAGTTAAGTTCCGTGGTGTAAACTGGGACGTAGAAGTTGTTCCAACACTTGCTGGTGTTCAGCGTTTTAACTTTCAAGCAGGAGCAAATCCAGAACATCCAACATTCTTAGCAAAAACAGAAGATGGTAATTTGAAGTTTATTTTTGGTGATGCTTCAACACACGGTGGCGAATTTATTTTTGCAACTGATGTAACAGGTAAACTTGATAAAGGTTGGACTTGGCCTGTGGTTAGTATTCTAAGCATTTTAAAAATTGCTGACGTGAATAATACTAAAATGAGTATTTCAAATGAAGGTGCTATTCAGATCACATTAGATAGTGGATTAGCGAATTACAAATATATCATTCCAGCACAGGCGGCCTAAATAATACTATGAAAACACCAGTCAACTTAACACCATTACAGAAAGACTACGCAGTGTATTTGCCTGCAATTAGTTCTTTCTTCAGCACTTATATTGCTAAACAACGTAAGGAAGAGTTCGTTCCTAAAGAACGTATTCCGCAGGGATTTGATCGCGGTATCGAAGGAATGAACTTTTTAAATGAAGAGGAAGGATACTTTACATACAAATATGGATTGTATTCTGCAGGACACGCACAATTAAATCTTGATAAAACAATGGATCAAGATGCAATGGTGCAAACACGTGATCGTGGCAAAACTATGATACTTGGTGACTCAGGAGGTTATCAGGTTGGTAAAGGTGTTCTTAAGTTTGATTGGCTAAACTTTGAAGGTGCGGCTGCTAATAAAGTTAGAGATGATATTCTTAATTGGCTTGAACTTACAGCAGACTGGAGTATGCTACTTGATGTTCCGACTTGGGCATGTGATCACATTCACTCTCCTAAAACAGGACTTAAGAGCTTTGAGGATTGTCTAGATAAGACAAGGTTTAATAACAAGTATTGGTTAGAACGCAGACTAGGCGCAACTAAGTTTCTTAACGTGCTACAAGGATCAGACTGGGATACTGCTGAAAGGTGGTATGAAGGTGTAAAAGAATTCTCCGATCCTAAAGTATGGGGAGACAAAGCATGTGAAGGTTGGGCAATGGGTGGTGCAAATATGTGCAAGATGCCTATCACCCTACGTAGACTAATGACTATGAAATTTGATGGTATGCTAGAAGGCAAAGACTGGATGCACTTCTTAGGCACTGCACAACTTGATTGGTCATGTTATCTTACATCAATACAACGACAGGTAAGGAAACATATTAATGAGAACTTCACAATCAGTTTCGACTGTGCAAGCCCTTTCATTGCTACAGCACATGGGTTGGTGTATACTAACTCCCAACACACAAGTAAACGTTGGTCAGTTATTATGGATAAAGCCCCTGATAATAAGATGTTGGCCGGACGGAACGATATTCCTTTCCCGTTCGAAAGCGAAATTGGAAGACGTTTGTCGATCGCGGATATTTGCCACTATGCACCAGGAATGTTAAACAAGATTGGTAAAGAAGGCAAAACATCTTGGGATAGTTTTGGTTATGCACTTATGATGTCGCACAATGTTTATCAACACATTGTTGCTGTGCAACGTGCTAATAATCTTACTGATATCGAACTTGCTAAAGAACGTCCAGACTGGAGACGTTGGAGAAAAGTTAAAGAAGCAGATAAGAGTGATGAATACAGCGATTGGGTTCCACGTAATATCTTATACTTTGATAAGTTTGTAGAAGAACTATTTGAATGTAAGACAAAGGATGAAGCATTTGCAATGATAAAAGAAGCAGATAGTTTCTTGAAAGATTTGGAAGGTGCAAGACTACGTGGTGGTGTTACTAACGAATTTAATAGAATGTTTGTAGAAGTAGACGATGATGGCGAAGAAAAAACACCTTGGGCAGATGATAGAGAAGATACAGAATTAGATAAGTTAGAGAAAGAGTTAGCGAATGCATAAAGATCAAAAATACTATATTTTAGATAACATAATTCCTAAAAGAGAACTTATTTGGTTATATAACGATTTAACAAATGCAAATTGTTGGTATTTGTCTAGACGAACACACGAGTCACAGGTAGGTCAATGGCCAGGATTTGAAGTTGCAAATAACGGCGAAGTTAATAATTGGTATTGGTATGGTAGATTTGAAAGTTTACTAGATAATATTAAAAATCAATTTGAAAAACAATATAATTTTAGTCTACCGCCTGCTATACGTAGAATGCATGTGGGTGCAAAAAACAACACGTCTAATACTGATTTTCATTGCGATGTATACGAACCATACACATACACAATTGTTGGCTTTGCTACACCAGAATGGAGTAATGACTGGGGCGGGGAACTGAACATTGAAGGAGACATTATAGATTTCAAGCCTGGTAGATTTGTTATTTTTAAATCTGATCTAAGGCATGATGGTGGTAAAGTAAAAAAGGATTTGGACTATTGGAAGATAAGTTTGAATTATGTTTTAAAAGAACTGTAAAAAACCTAAGGAGGTTATATGGGTGACTATACAAAAAGGTTACAATGGTTAAAAGAAACACACAAATATCTTAATAAGCAAATAGATACCATGGAGAAAACAGGCAATTTCAAAGACGAAGAGATTGCTGAAATGAAGAAGAAGCGGCTTAAAATGAAAGACGCAATAACACATATTGAAAAGGTAAACGTTTTATGAAACGTGAATATGAAACAGGTAGTGCAGAAGATGTTAGGTTCTTTAATGGTGTAGAAGTTGAAAAGACTCCTGCATATGGTAAAGAAACTCTTTTTGTTACAGGTTTAAATGATAGAAGTGTTATCAAAGACTATCTTTTAGATCAAGAACATATTTTCTTTGGCGCTAACCATAGTTTCGATCCTATGAATAAGGAAGCATCTGTATCTGATTATTTTGACGAATGGGAAAAAATGATATGCCCATTTTTAAATGATGGTTATTGGTGTAGTTTAGATATTCCTCTAAATGCTGCTGAGGGTTTTCTTGAAGGTCCATTAGTAGAGTATGAAAAATTCATTCCACAAATTAGAGTTCCAATTCCGTATGTAAAACAGTGGAACTATAACACAATGATCAAGATTGATGATAAGAATTTTGAGGCAACTAATCCTGGTGTATGGTGTCACAGCCTGCACGAACTTATGGATAGATCAAAATTTACACAATGGGATGATTATAAAAATGATAAAATTGTGGATGACAAATAACAAGAAAGGTGCTATAGTATGAGTATAACTGATACAATGATGAAGGAAGCAATGGCAGAAGACAATCACAGACGTATTATGAATACGGCTAAAAGAATGATTTGGGTAACATTCCGTAAGGAAGGTATCCACAAGTATCCTGCGGCGTTAGATGATCCAAAACTAGCGACAGGTGATGAATATGATGTTTCGTTTTTGGGTTATCCCCACAGACACATATTTCATTTCAAAGTAGGTATCACTGTAACGCACAACGACAGAGATATTGAATTTATTCAATTCAAAAGATGGTTAGAAAAACTATATGAGGAGAAGACACTTGAACTAGATTATAAGAGTTGTGAAATGATTTGCGATGATCTATAC